GTGGAACAACTGGCTCGGCGTGCTGTGCGCTCCGACGCGTGACCAGGCGCGCGACATCTTCTGGGAAGACATCAAACAACTCTGTCCGTCGTGGGCGACGAGATTCATCAGCGAGTCGCACTTGTCCGTCGTCGGGGTCAACGGCAACGTGCTGCGCGTGGTCGGCATGGACAAGCCGCAACGCGTCGAGGGCCGACCGATCGACTTCGCTTGGGTAGACGAGTTCGCCGACATGAAGCCGCTCACGTGGGAGCGTCACCTTCGTCCTGCCCTCTCGACTCCTGGCAGGCCCGGTCGCGCGTGGCTGTTCGGCGTGCCGCGGCCGAGCACGCAGTTCAAACAGATCGCCGCGCATGCGTGCGATCCGCGGCACCAGCCGGAGTGGGCGTACTTCCACTGGCGCTCGTCGACGGTCGTAGAAGCGGACGAGCTGAAGAGCGCGCGCGCCACGATGGACTCGCTCGTGTTTGCGCAGGAGTACGAGGCGACGCGGGTCAACTTCGCGGGCCGCGCGTACTACTCGTTCGAGCGCGACGTCCACGCGCGCCGCGTGCTGCGCGACCTGTACGATCCAGACGCCACTCTGCACCTGTTCCTCGACTTCAATGTCTCGCCAGGCACGGCGGGCGCGTTGCAGGAAGTGCGCGTGCCAGAACGCGAGCGCGCGCTGCACCCCGAGCTGGCCGAGGTCGTGACTGCCGTGCTCGGCGAGGTGCACATCCCGAAGCACTCGAACTCCGAGCTGGTCGCGCGACGGCTCGCCAAGGACTGGGGCGGGCACCGCGGCCAGGTGCGCCTGCACGGCGATGCGACGGGCGGGGCGAAGGGCACGGCCGCCGTCGAGGGGTCCGACTGGGACATCGTGCGTCGCGTGTTGCGCCTCACGTTCGGCGACCGGGTGAAGTCGGCCGTCCCGCACGTCAATCCGCGCGAACGCTCTCGCGTGAACTCGCTGAACGCCAGGCTGCGCAGCGCCGACGGCACCGTGCGACTGCTGGTGTGTCCGGAGCGCGCACCGCACGTCGTCGACGACCTGGACTCCGTGCTCGTACTAGAAGGGAGCGACGGTGCGTTGGACAAGGAGTCTGACCCCACGTTGACGCACTTGAGCGACGGGCTCGGATACTACGTACATTCCAAGTTCCCGCTCGGCGGCGCCTCGTCGACAGTGCCGCTTGACCTGTGAGCTGAGACGTGGCAGCGTCGTGCCCATGACGATCACGAGCGATTCGTCGTTCTGCCGTGCCGCGCTGCGCGCCATCCTTGCCGGGCTCGCCGTCGCTGGCGTTCTCAACACGCTCGGGCTCGCGCAGCACGGCGACGTGCGCGTCTCGATCCCGAGCGAGCACGTCCGTGCTTGCGTCCCGCTCGATCCGCCCGTCGCGCTCGACCCGGACCAACGGGTGTTCGCGTTCCGCGCTCCTGACGGACGCGAGTACCCGGCGCAGGCGGAGCCGGTCGTGTTCAGTCCGGACGGTCGAGTACGAGTCGTCGAACTCAGCGCACGTTGCTTCTCCTCGTCGCGCTACGAGGTGATCGACATCGCGGCTCCCGTCGCCGACACACGACCGGCTCCGCTGGCGTGGGCCCGGCAGTTCGGCATGAAGCCTCCCACGATCTCCGTCGATGGCGCTCCCCTTCCGCTGGCGTACGCAGGCGGTGCGTATAGGCTGGGGTCGGCGAGGGCCACGTTGGAGTTCGCTGGGGCTCACGCCTTCGGCTGGGTCACACTCCTCGACGGAAGCGATGTGGCTCTCGTGGACCTGGTCCTCCACGACGCCGACCCCGGCAGTCAAGTGTGGACGTTCGGCGCGGTGACGATCGGACCCGGCGAGGTCGTCACCGCGCTCCCCGAGCCGACGGTTACGGGCGCGACGCTGCTCGACTGCGGCTGGATGCGCCAACGCGGCCGGCGGGAGTTCCGCGTGGCTCTGGCGCCGCCTGGGAACGCGCAGGCTCGCGCCGAGGCGCTGGACCTGCTCGCTGGGGCGGGCTGGGGCGTGAGTGCAGCCTGGGGTCGCGTCGACGCCTACGGACCGCAGCAGCTCGCCGTCGCGGACCTCTCGCACCTGACCGATCTCGCCTCGCGCCTGCGCTCGGACTGGAGCCGAGCCGAGTATGCCGTGCGCAACGGGCTCCAGTGGGGCGTCGCCGTGACCTACGGCTCGCCTGGCGGGACGCTCGGCGACTACCCGGTGTGGGGCGCGCGGTACGGCGGCGTCACATCGGGCTCCGGGATCGACCAGCGCCGCGGGATGGACCTCGCGCTGACCGGCGAGCCGCTCGGGCGGCTGGCATACCAGCTCGAACACCTCGCGGTCACGAGCCGCCACGCGATAGGGTTCTACGCGCCGCGCGGCCGACCGCTTGACCCGGCCGCGTCAAGCTGGCAGCCGTCGAGCGTGAGCGCGGGCGAGTTCGTCGGACAGCGCCAGCCGTTCCCGCCTCCCAGCACGAGCACACCGCTCGATGTGTACGACGCGATCGACTGGCAGCACTACGCGCGCAGGAGCAAGGCGAGCCAAGTGCTCGCGTGGCTCGACAACGACCCCGTGGCCAAGCGCGAGCTGGAGCTGTCGGCGCTGCTCTGGTGCCGAGCGTGGAACGGCGCGGCCATCGCCAACGGGCCGGCGGGGATTGGCGCTCACCTTGGGCGAGCGCATGGATGGGGCCTCGATCTCGTCGCGTCAGCACGCGCGACGTGCGGTGACGAATCCCGCCGGTCCGTCTTCGACGCGTGGGCGGTGCAGAGTGCCGCTGCGTACGCGCGGGCGCAGATGCAGAACGGGATCTTCCAAGCCGATACGGTCTCGAAGAACTTCAAGAACTCGCCGTTCAACTCGCAGCACGCGATCGAGCAAACGATCGAACTCGGGATTGGAGTCAACGGACTCATGGGTCTGCGTGGCTCGATCGGACTCGACGTGGACGCGCAGGTCGTGCGCGCCGCGCGCGACGGCGTGAGCCGCTATCTGTGGAACGGCTCGAGCACCTGGCAGTTCGCGGCGGTGCGCTCGGTCGCTACGCCGCCGGTCGTCTACGACGTGATCCCGGCTGGACTCGTGAAGGGATCTGACAGCTACCAGGTCGGCAGCGCGCTCGGCTACTGGCGCTTGCTGCATCCCAACGACGGCGCCGCACTCGCCGCGATCAACGCCTACCGGGCCGGCGTCGCCGACCCACTCAAGCTCTCCTACTCGAACGTCGTCTCGCGCAACGTCGAGCCGATGATGCTCGCGCTACAGAGGTTCCCATGATTCGACAACATCCCGCGGGCGGTCTCGGTGATCCGGTGCGGCTCATAACCGCGCTGAGCGAGGTTCGACTCCTCGGCCCGCTACTCCTCGCGCTCATCACGCTCTCGTCCTGCTCGCTGCTCGGCCGCGACCAGCCGACGCCCGACCTCGGCTACTACACGCGCGTCTACGCCGCCTCCCGGCCCGGCGAGTTCCCGGCTGCGATGCTGTTCGTCTCGACGCGCGGCGTGCTCGCGTGGGGTACGGTGTCGGCCGTCGCCGAGCTGTACGACGCCGCCGGCATGGACCTGCGCGAGCCGTGGCAGTACGAAGCCGACCGCGCCGTGTGGCGCGGCTCGGACGGCGAGGAGTGGGAGGGCGACGTCGCGGGCCGCGCGTTCCCGCTCCCGTGCGCGCCGGCGTTCCGGTACGACGAGGCAACGCGCTGGGGCGTGACGTTCTTCGACACGGAGGCGGCGCCGTGAGGAAGCCCCGCCCGCCGCGCGTCTTCGTCCGGTCATCCGTGTCGGCGAGGACTGGTCATCGCCGCTGGTGGTGGGCGCTCGTCGCGCGCAACGGCGAGGAGGTTTGCTCCTGCCTGCCAGAGACGCACACGCGGCGCGTGGACGCCGTGCGAGCGTACAGGTCGACGCGGGAGTTGTTGAACGCAGCCGACCTCGTGGAGCCCGAGCCGTGAGCAAGCGCAAGCACAGGCTCAGCCACCGAGATCGGGCAGACGCCGAGCGCGAGGTCCGCGAGTTTCGCTCGTCCATGCCGCGGGAGCCGCTTCGCTCGACAGGCGAGTGGAGCGACGAGCGTGCGCGCCACCTCGGGCAGTTCCGCCACGAGGTGCGCAACGTGTACCAGCGCTACCTCGCCGAGTACGACTGCGGATGGGTCGAGCTGATCGGCGTGCTCGACATGGTGCGCCACGAGATCATCAAGTCGGCGTTGCGCGACGGGCAGGTGGAGGGCTGACTGTGGCGCACATCGAGGCGAAGGACGTCGCGAGATTCGGTAGTTCTGCTGCCAACGTCGCCACGCCGGGGCTCGCGCACTTGACCATGCGCGAGCACTGGCGACTCATCGACGACCTGTACGGAGGTACGCGCACGATGCGGGCCGCCGGAGAGCAGTGGCTGCCGAGACGCCCGAAGGAGACTCGGAAGGCGTACGACGTGCGACTGTCGTCGAGCGTGCTGTACGCGGCGATGCGCGACGCAATCGACGCGGTCGCCAACCGTCCGTTCGTCGAGGCCGTGAAGCTCGATCCGAGGCTTCCTGAGCGCCTGTCGGGAATCGAGCAGAACGCGGACGGCGCCGGCACGTCGCTGACGGACTTCGCGCGTGAGGTCCTGCGCACGGCGGCCAAGTACGGCCTGTGCCACGTGCTGGTCGACTTCCCGAAGACGCGCGTTGTCGACGACGACGGCGAGGTCGTCGAGAACATGACGCCGACGCTTGCCGAGGAGGTCGCCCTCGGGCTCCAGCCGAGACTCGTCCTCGTGTCGCCGAAGGATCTGCTCGGGTGGCGCTCGGAGTCGCGAGGTAGCGAGACAGTCGTGACGGAAGCCAGGATCGCCGAGTCGCTCATCGAGGTTGCCGATGACGGGCATTCCGAGGTCGTCGTCCGACGCGTGCGCGTGCTGCGCGAAGAGGAGTGGGAACTGTGGCGCGAGGGCGTGGCCGGCGAGTGGAGCCTGGAGGACTCGGGCGTGAACTCGCTGGGCTTGGTGCCGCTCGTGACGTTCTATTCGTCGCGCACGGGCCACCTGACCGGCGAGCCACCGTTCGAGGACCTCGCGTGGCTGAACGTCGCGCACTGGCAGTCTTCGTCGCTCCAGCGCAACTCGCTGGACATCGCGCGAATCCCGATCCTCGTTCGCCTTGGCTTCACGGAGGAAGAGGCTGACGACAACAGCATCGTGTCGACGTCGGTGTCTATGACGTCGACGAACACGAACGCTAGCGTAAAATACGTCGAACATTCAGGAGCCGCACTGGCGGCCGGAGACAAGGACCTTCAGACGCTGCGTGAGCAGATGGAGGTGCTCGGGCTTCAGCCCTGGATGCGTCGCACGGGCACGGAGACGGCCACGGGCGTGGCGTCCGTCGACCAGAAGGCAACGACCGAGGTGCAAGCGTGGGTTCGCGGCCTAGAGGCGACGCTGCTCGCGGCGCTGCGGCTGGCCGGCCGATGGGTCGGCGTCTCGCTGCCCGACGAGCAGCGCGCGAAGTTGTTCGATGACTTCGGCCTCGGGTCGCTGGCGTCGCAGCAGGCTGACCTATTGCTCCGGCTGTGGCAATCGCGCGCGATCACGCTTCGACGGCTGCTCGTCGAGGTGCGTCGACGCGGCGTGCTCGGCGAGGATTTCGAC